CCGATCTTCCTGATACTGTCGTTCTATCTCTGCGAGTGTCTCTAGATTTACACGCAACCCGTTGCGTTCGATACGCGACAATGTGTTAGCCATCTCAAACGATAGGCGTAGTGTTGGTACCAAATTGCTCACTGTAAATTCCTTCGAATGTTGTGCCTAGCACGTCGAGTTGTTTGTACGCTATCTCTTCCGTTGCTGCAACATCAGATGTGCCATATTCTTTTACTATCTCCCACGGTATCTCATAAAACGTCTTACCTTCATCCAGATACGGCTGAACAAGGTCTTTCTCTTTTTGCACCGTGTTATACTTTTTTGCAAGAGCAGCAAGTCCAAGAGGCCATCTCCGCGCTTTCGATAAAACATACTCTGTAACCATAGTATCATAGATAAACCCCTCATATACAAATCCACAGTCTCGTATCCACTGCAAGTCAAACTTGATGTTTTGTCCGACAAGCACAGTCGCGTAGTCCAACGCAGTTTGAAAGTCTTGTGCCGCGCTTGGTGTGGGCGGTTCAGTCTCGTGGTAGTAGCAGTCGTAGAACACCTGTTCTTCATCTGACCACTTATAACCTATTGAAACTAAACGATTACCAAAGTAGGGTAGAGCAGTCGTACCCCCCGATGGTTTGTGTGTGTGGGTTGTCTCCACATCGAACGTGAGGACATTCATAAAATCACCTTTTCTTCATTTAATATCATGCCATCATATTTCGCTACCAGCTTCACTCCCAGTTTATTTTGTATGTCACTTAAATAACCTACATGAACAACAGATTCTCCTTTTGCGTTTTTTCTTACGCCCACGGTTTTACTGTCATACAGAGCTACTTCTCCTGACTCTGTATCTAGAGTAATAAAATCAACAGGCCCAGTAGATGACACGTTTCTGTACACTTCTAAACCTTGATCCAAAAAATGATGGCACAACTCAAGTTCAGTTATGTCTCCTATTCTTTTTGCTGACTTGTTAGTCATCCATCTCCTCCCACCGCTTCATTGCGAAGTATCGTGCGAGTGTAGCTATAGACGCTGCATTCAATTGTGGATACTTCTTCTCTAGACGATGATACTCCTCATCGTACAGGTTCTCTTTGATCTCTTCGTTTTGATGGTTGCTCATCAGTAATACATCCCTAGTTGTACATCGATGTGAGCATCTATCTGACCATGCCATCCGTTTATTTTATTTTTGGATATGCAGATATGTCTCACAATGTTGTTTATGTCACTAGCACCCGTCTTTCCTATGCCAATGATTATATCGGCCTCACCAGCCTTACCAGTCTTTGAGTTGTCCATCATGTTGTAGTCAACAAACAGACGATCATGCCCGTCGTTACTTGCCTGACTGACAGCCCACACAAGACAGCCATTACGCTTGGCTATCTCTCGTGCATTAACATAGGTTTCTTTGAGTCGCTCATCTCCTCTATTGTATTGGCCTGAAATACGAAACTTGTCAAGCTGGTCACAGAACATAATGTCAGGCTTGTTCAGTTTGGCGTACGAATCAACCTCTTCTATACTCATGTTGATGGCACTCATCACTCTGAGATACGGCATCACATCTCTTTCGTATATTGGTATGTAATTCTTACGATTTGTTTCTAACTCGTGCTTTGTGATGCCGAAGAATGATGCTATCAGCCGCAGCTTTACATCCTCCGCTGGCTCTTCGTTTGCCCAGTATACAACTTTGTGCCCTGCTCTCACGTAACTAGCGGCAAGAAAGCAACAAAAGGTAGTCTTGCCCACCTCTGGACGGGCAAAGATTATACCCAAGTTACCTCGTCGCAAGCCGGGTATCCTTTCTTGTATCAGATTGAATTGAAAGGGAAAATCAGGCTCTCCACAATTTTTATCTAGCAACTCATTTAGATCGTCTGTAACCTCTTCGTAAGTGGTGCGGTCAGATATACGCCCATCCTCTACGTCCTCCATCAAGGATCGTAACTCACCGAAGTCCTCGCTTTCGCCCGTAAATATCTCTATCGCTTTCTCACCGATGATTCGCGCACGATCACGCAGCCAGAAGTTACGCACCATATCCATGTGCATCTCTGTGTTGTCAGGATTACCACAGTCTAAACTCAAGATCAGTTCTTGTGACTTCTCCCGCGAACTGTCAGGCATGGCTGGGTTGCGATCATTGAACAACACAGACAACTCGCCAACTGTAATGTCGTTCTCGTATTTTGTATGTGAGTGAACGATAACATCGAACACGTCACGCATCTCACGGCTGAACATATCGCGGTTGACGATATTCATCACCTCTGAAAAGAATTTGTGGTTGAGACAGAAGCCCAATATCTGTTTATCGATTGATATAGGATCGTATGAAGTCATCCCGTTCGTCCTTGTCCATGTTTTTTAAATCAGTTCTTAATATCATCAGCTTTGTTGGCACATGATTATTTAGCAACCGCACCATGTCAACGGCTTTATCTGTAGCGTCCTTGTCTAATGCGACATACACTTTTTGAAACTTTGTTAGAATTTTTACATGGTCTGGTAAAATATTTGTTCCCATCAAAGCGACACCTACCGCAAGGTTCGACACAGAACAAGCACTAGCGCAATCTTCAACAAGAATGGCAGAGGGTGCGCTGCCACATGTGAAGGGGTATTTGCTATCATTGTAACGATACCATTTAGGTGCTCTACCATTTAAAGATCTCCCTGTCGCGTCCAAAACTTTATTACCTTGTTTCACGAGAAACACTGCTCTATTTCGTTTAAAATCATATCTTATGTCAGCACGACCCGCAAGATACGCATCGTACGCATTAACTCGCTTAACATACGTTTCTGCATCTAAACTACGGGAAAGACTTACAAATGTGTCCGGTATTTCATAAGTGTTACTAGTACGGGATGAGGAGGGCGTGGCGGTCTTCAAGGACCGCGCCCGACTCAATGCCTTCTTAGCGTGTTCTCGTGACAAGGTGATACCAGTGCGTCCTGACACGTTGCAGTCTGCATGGAAGCAGTGCCACATACGGTTGAGTCCATCATCTGTAACGCTGAAGGTGTTCTTCTTACCACACACGGGGCAGTCTGATCTGTATTTTGTCAGACTAGGAAACTCCAAGCCCTCGACGTACCCCTGTAACCAGTTCGGTGATTTCATGTCAGTCCCCCGTTTGTCAAAGACAATGGGTACAAATAATCCATACGAATAATCTTGTCAACTGCATTTTTTTGTTGACCAGTCTTGACAACTGGTCTACACCAATAAGGATACTAACCTTTAGGGATTATATTATTATGAAAAAAGTTAATAAAATTAATCCCATAGCTAAGTTATTACCTAAGTTTGGTAAACGTGTTGTAGAAGACAAACGTAACAAACAAAAGGATAAACAAGCTAAGAAAGATATAGAAGATGGCAAGACCTTTCAAGATCGTTGAACCTACTAAGACATACAATCTGTTATTAAAGACAGAACAGTATGACAGACTAGCTGCTGTATCTAGTAAGATGCAAAAGACTAGTCGTGAACAAGTAGCTGTAGCAGACTTGATACGAGATGCTATAGATGTGTATTTGGAGGCATTAGAAGATGAAGAAGAGCCTGAAGACCAAACCGTTGGAGATTGATATTGTCAATCGTTGGAGGTGGGAGGTTGTCGCTCCTGTATCTTCCGTACGTATCGGAGAGACAAACAAAGAACATGTCAAAAGCAAACAGAAGCTAGACTATCTACGTCTTGTCACCGTGTATGTCGGAAAAAATAGGGATGACTGTAAAAAGTGGCTTGACGCCAACTATCCGCGTTTGGTAAAACTGGGTATTCCTTACGAGGTTGGTAGATCGTAAGGGGTTTCCTTCGTTGTTGTGGGGAGCGGGGCTGAGATTTATTTCTTGGCCCCGTTTCTTTTTGTGTTGACACCCCTGTTAGTTACCTATATGGCTTATGTATGGAAACCAACAGGAAGGATTGAAAGATGCACATCAAACAGGAAGACCGTAGAAGGATGCTCAAGATCACCAATCAACTCAGAAATATTGTCAACTACATCGATGATTGCCGTGACGTAGAAGTGTCTCAACTAAAACAGATGGATGACATGATATACGCTCTGTATACCATCTTTGACTTCAAGCCACCGAAAGATGACGAAGGCAATACACAGCCGTGGGCTGATTGGGTATTTGGGGAGGACGTGAAATGAACGCAGCATCTACACTGCTTGAACGCCGTAAAACAGCTAGACACGTCTTGGCTATCATGGACGAGATTGATTACCTCGACATGATCATCGAACCACAAGACTGTGGACACAAGATCACAACACGTAATCTTCTGCGCGACCACGTGGAAGCTATCTTGAAGGAGATGGAAAAATGAGTAAGACTGATCTTGAAATAGTTTTGGACTACATCCTTGACTACGGTGTCGCAGGAGACTTTGCGTATGAAGCCGCTTTGCGTTTGAAAGAAGACATGGAGATGGTCAGAAAGATGCGGATTGATGCCAGAGCCAAATGTCAGGCCGCACACAGTGAGGAGACAGCCAATGCTTGACCGAACCTATCGCGTAGTATTGACAGTCAAACAGGACTACGAGTTTTTTGTCACCGCAGAAGACGCAGATGGTGCTGTAGAAGAGGCGTGTTGCAAAGAATTAGACGATGGCCTAATGATAAACGACAACTATGAGTGTGAGTGTACGACAGTGGAGGTGCAGTGATGGGTAGAGTCAAGGACTGGCTGATTGAGATGCAAGAGGACGCCGCAGAAATGTCACGTGAAGAGTGGATGGAAAAACACGGTGAGTCTGCTGTCGAGGTTTACAACGATGTGCATCGTGCCATACAGGGTGACTTGTTTGAGGACGATGGTGGACCGTGACAAACGGAGTGACGCTATGACAAATGTGATGACGCTACATGGCAAACGGGATGACGCCATGACAAATCGCACGACGCTATCACGCGACTACGTGTGTAACAGGTGTGGTGAGCCAGCGATGATAACCACGGGGGGTGCAGGGTATTTGTGTCCCTCTTGTGGTTTGGAGCACTTGAAGAGGCAGGGTAAATTAGTTATTGACCCCGATAATCGGTAGTGATAGGTTCCCGTTATTGTTTTTAACAACTAAGGGACCGGACCAATGAAAAAGCGAATCCATGTAAATCAGCACGTTATTCGTGCCAACAAAAAGAACGGGACAAGTGACCCGTGTATCACTGTAAAAACCAGCAAAACTAATCACTACACATATGCTGCGGAGATTGACGGGTTGTCGCGGGTTGTTTACTCACCGGACAAGCCCTTGTCTTGTGGTGCTATGGTGTGGATCGAAACAGACGCGCCAGTGTGGATTCATACGGGAGAAACAATCAAATGAAACGCCCGACCAAACTATCCCAACCAAAAATGATCAGCAACATAACACACTGCTACCTTGACGCTACGCCAGAACAGTTTGATGGCGGTATGGCTTGGTATGGTAACGCCTACGATGCGGCATATGATATCGGCGTAAAATATGACGTGCCAGTGTATATCGTTGTTGCTGTTATTTCTGCACTATCCCCAAATAACAAATGGGTGCGTAATGTCAAAAACGCTGACGCTTTAATTGGTGCGTTCATTCGCGGTGATGACATTGATTCGGTGAAAGTGTCAACCTACCACAAAATGAAGAACAAAGCTTGGGACATTCTCGCGGTCAAGCCTGACTATGACGGGGCAAAAAGGATGCTCAAGGGACAAAAGATAACGTCCTTCTTTTGTGACATCATGGGCGAGTTCAACGTGACAATCGATGGTCACGCAAGAAACATCGCTTACAATGAGCGGATCGGCTTAACTGATGACCGAACAAATATTGGTGTTCGGGAGTATCGCGGGCTTCAAGATGCGTACAAGGATGCCGCGCAACAAATCGACATAATGCCCTACCAACTACAGGCCATCACTTGGCGAGTGTGGCGGGATCGGTACGGGATCACGTGACAAACGGGGTGACGCCAAAATGACAAACGGGGTGACGCTTTTATATTGGGGATTGCTTGGATGTTTCTGCCTTATTGGTTCGGGGGCAGGGTGACGGGGTGATCGGATTGGTGGCGAGTCGCGGGGCCAACCAATCACAAAACAAATTATTTTGGGACTATGTCTTCAATTCTCGAAATAACTTGATATACTAACCGGACTCGCAGCCAGTCGGCAGCGGGACAACAACCAAGAAGGGAATAAAAACTATGTTAGATTTAGTACCACAACGGGCGGTGGATTCTGCCGTTAACGCAGCAGGTTTTGCTGAACTAAATGATCGGGTTGTTCAGGTCAAACACAAGAATATTGACGATGTCAGCCTATACGAAAGATTTGGTCAGATCCGGCGGGTGCCGATTGAGGCATTGACTGGCAGCGGGGACATAGTCGAACCAACCCGAATAGATGACTATCACGCATTGCAGAACAAGGCCACGGGTGCGCTGCTCAATATTAGGCCAGTCGGCAAAACATATGCGCTTGTTCCCCACGACGAACTATTCGCACAACAGGCAGAAATATTGCGAGATAGCAATATCCCATTAGAAGATGTCGATGTTTTAGACCGGATCTACGAACAAGGGGCGCGGGTCCACCGGACAATCCACTTCAACGACATGCAGAGCCAACACGACACTAGGTCAGGCCAGCCGGATGTGGTGCGCTGCCGGATGGACATATTTAATTCTGTGGATATGTCTTGGGCTTTCCAGATATTTTCCGGTGCCTATCGGGATCTATGCCGAAATACGCTAGTGTTCGGCGGGGAAAAAGCTTACCACCAGCGGCGGGTTCATCGCGGTGCTTTGTCACCGGAGGCCATGATCGAAAAGGCGACTATGGGCTTGGATATGTGGCAGAACCAAAAAGAACAGATGACCTTGTGGCGTAAATCCCCACTGACTGATCGGGTTTTTGCTGGCATCCTAAAAGACACTATCTGCAAGAAAACCACGAAAGCTGCAGCAGTCGATGAGAAATTGTCCGTTAACGAAAGACGCCTTAATTGGATGCTTGAGCGGTTCGCGGAAGAAAAGAAGGAACTGGGTTCAACCTTGTGGGCTGGGTTCAATGCCTTAACGCATTGGTCTACGCATTTACCAGATGCGCGGGATCAAGGCCGCAACGAATGCAAGCGATACAGTCGAGCGGATCAGGTCCGCCAGATCGTCGATGGGGCTGCTTGGCGGAATCTAGAACTGGCGGCGTAACATGGAAGAATGGTTACAGTCTGCTTTTATGATATATCGCATTTTGATCTGCGTTATCGTAATCTTACTTCTGACTATATTTATCAACTGGTGAAGGAACCAAACCAATGAACAATCTACCAACAAACCTGATGAACCAACTTAAAGATCTACACGATAACTTTGAGGATTACTTCCGTCGTTGTGAACGGGATCGGGTGCTCAAAGCTCTACGCAGCGGGGGCTTACCGCAAGACTACCAGCATCAAGGCGTCACGATAGATCAGGACAGCGGCGCGAGGCATCTTGCTACTGGCAATGAAACCGATATGCATGGCAACCCACTAGCAGTCGATGATCACATGGCAGGTAAGCCAGCCAGTAAATGGTTCAAGCTTACTAAGACCGATGTGCGGATCTTGGCATATCTGGAAAAAGGATTTATTGCGGTTCCCACTATTGCTGGCAATTTGTCCGTCAGTCGTGACAGTGTCCACAATTCGTTTTGGCGTCTGAAACAGCATGGTCACGAGATCGAAGCCAGACCGACAGGCAAGCGCAAACATGGCTATGATAAGATCTATCGGATCAAGTCGGCATCCAACAAGGATGTTGCCAGCGGTTAAGATCTGTGCTTTAACAGTGGGGCGGGTGCTTTTGCCCGCCTTTTACAACGGAAGGAATAGTTATGAAAACCACACTTTTGAAGCCTGAGCTTTCGAACCAAGAAGCCAAAGACATGATCGTCATCACCGAAAAAGAGGCGCGGACCATTCGCGCTTTGGTGTCCGGTATTAGCAGCCAGCTTTCGGCACTAGAACACACTTTGGACTCTGTTGGTGTCGAGTCTTGGGTTGGTTCCGATCATCCCCGCACTTTGGCAAACTACAAGTTTACGATCAAAAAAGAGGATTAACTGTTACCCTGCGCGGGGGGCAAATACCGCGCTTCCTCCCAACTGGTCCCCGTCCTTTCATAGGTTCGGGGGCCTTTTTTGTGGGCGGTTCCAGAATATAAGCTTGCGGGTTGTAATCGCGGGATATATCGGCGGAGTCTTGGTGCGTCAGGGCTGTGCCTCTTGGCATCTATCAAAGCATTTCATGGTAAGCAATATGGCAAACGGGTTTACGTGCGTGCATGATGCGCGGGTTTCCCTTTTTGGTTTGGCTTGGGTTTAGGCTTGGGTGGGTTTCGGTGCGGTCCTTGGCACATCGGCGAGGTGCAAAGTTGCAAATAAAAATATAATAAAATCAATGCGTGTGCGCACGCAAGGGCCACTGGGGGTGCCCCCGCATGTGCTAGTAATCCCGCCATCAATTTGCTTGACAGGGGTTATCGATACAGCTAAAAGTAGTGTGTAGGGAGGAACCCCGGCGAATCATCCCTACATATGGATGTATCCCGGCGGGGGTACCCCGATTGTACAGTCGTATACCGGAATTGTCAAGACCAAATTATTTTTTTCTTGACTTATATGATACGTATCCCCATAATAGGGGCGTAGGTTGGTTCGAAAATAGCACATCTCCCCGATTTCGAAGCATATTCTGTAAAAAGCGAGCTTGTGGCTACACGAACTCACACCTACACCCTCTCAAAAAAAGAAAGAACGACTATGTACACAGCGATGTTGCTGCTATGTTCTATGTATCAACCTAATGAATGTATGCAAGCCATAGACAACAAGGGTCCGTACCTCACGGAAGAGGCGTGTGAGCAACGAATTGTCACTATGATAGAAGATACGCGGCTACTTTTCCCGTATCTAATCCAAAAAGGCTATCGTTGTGCGTACGATGGCGGTGAAAGTACATAAATTATGAACTTGATGCCCCAACAACCCGCCAAAAAGCGAGAACTAACCACTCAACAGTCCCTTTTTCTTGACATACTGTTTGAAAACGGTGGAAATATCACCGCTGCAGCTACAGATGCGGGATATTCGGTAGGCAGTGCGTCTTGGTTACGCAAAACACTGGCAGATGAGATAGTAGAACGCACAAAAGACGTGTTATCTATGAACGCATTTAAAGCAGCAAATAGACTTGTAGCGACAATAGACAACCCCGCCCCCGAACGAGGTGATGATCTACGTCTCAAAGCTGCCGAAAGCCTTCTGAACCGTGTAGGAGTCAAACAAGCGGAAACAATCAACCACAATGTAGCAGCGGTTCACGGTGTAGTCCTGCTGCCCCCAAAGAAAGAGGTAGTGATCGATGGCTGAGAATAATGAACAAACCACTCCAATCGGAGGGGAACCATTTAATCCCTCTAAAATTAAAAAGAAATCCGTGCCTTTTCATACGTATGAAATTACAAAAGACGTGATGAGTAAGTTACCAAAAAATCCCGTATTCAAGGGACCGTTGAGTCGTAAAGCAATGGGAAGCGCGGAGAA